CTTATGGCTTCTATGGCAAAAATAAATGTGATGTCAATAATAGCTATGGAAGATGCAGTATTTACAGAAACAAACATATCTGGTGAGATAGAATCAGGACAGTATCGTAAAGGTAGGTTTGCTGTAAACTATTTAGCTCCAGGCACACAAGTAAGTAAACCTGCATCAAATGTTCCTTATCAAATATTTCAACAAATAGACAGAATAGAAAGACAACTTCGTGTAGGTGGTTCTTATCCTGTATCTGATGATTCACAATCTCCACTTAGCTTTGCAACAGGTAGAGGATTAGAAGAACTAGGTGCATCTATGTCATTAATGATTAGAGAATATCATACAGTTATGGCAGATGCTATAGAGATGATTGATAGCAAAAGATTAGAGTGGGATCAAAAAATGTATGGTGGCAAGAGTAAAGAACTATCAGGATATTATCAAAACACATTTTTTAATGAAACATATGACCCAAACAAAGATATTAATGGTGCATATAAGACACGCAGAGTGTATGGTGCTATGGCTGGGTATGATGAGCCACAGAAAATAGTAACAGGGCTGCAACTACTACAGGCAGGTATCATAGACACACAGACTTTGCAAGAAAATTTAGATGGTTTAGACAACCTTGTTAGAGTTAATGAAAGAATAACAAAAGAAAAAGCAGAGAAAGTATTGTTTGATTCTTTACTAGCACAGGCACAACAAGGCGACCCTAAAGCAACTATGGCTGTTATACAAATA